TGGGACGGACCCGGAAGTGCAGGTCACCGGGGCGGGTAGAGCAGAGAGCAGTCCATCGAGACGGACCACCGAGGGCAGCGAGCGCGCGCTTGAATGTCTGCTCATCCAGCTCGGGAGCATCAGCAGCAGCAGGCAGCCTACGACCGCCAACACGGCCCATCACGGAGAGCATCGCCTGCCAGATGGTCTCAGGGTCCATCGATGCGGCTCCGGTGCCCTGTGATGCCTTTGGGGCCGCTGCGACGGTCTGAGCGTGCTCAAGGTACCCGAGGAACTTGGTGGGCCTGAGCAGTGTGTCGGCGGGTGTCTTCCACTCCGAGCGGTTCCACGCTGCATCCGGGCTGGTGTGGAACCAGGTGAAGACCTCCAGCACAGCATCGGCACCATGCTCTTTAATACGGCTCTTGAGTGCAGACCGTCTCGCGGTGCTCAGCCCCCAGGAGCGCTTCCCCGCAGCGGAGCGCATGGCGTTGACCTGCTTCCAGACATCAGCAGCCCTGAGAGAAGAACCGTTCTTGTTGTTGTGATCTGTGATCTGTGTACTGTGTATATCCGCGCGTGGGGACCTCGGCTGGACCTCGGCTGGACCTTCGCTGGACCTCGGCTTCACGTTTGAGGCGGCTTTTCGCTTGCGTTTCTGGACCTCGGCTGGACCTTCGCTGGACCTCGGCTGGACCTTCGTCAGTTCTGGCCGTGGATCTCCGTGCTTCGGGTCTGCCCATTCGGACACGGAGGCCATCGCAGCACGGGCTCTCTTCTCGGTCCATCCCCAGCGCTTCATCAGCCGACCCCGACCAGGTCGCTTGCCGCTGCCCCGGCGCTCATGGTCTGCCCACCAGCGAAGGTCATAGAGCACAGCCTCGCGGGGCCATGGTCTCGGAATGGACTCAGCGATCTCGGACCACCATGCCATCGGCATCGGTGCCCACCCTACACATAGGGGACCTTGCATGTTAATCTCTCGGTGTTCATGTGTGTCTCTTGGGTGCAAGCTTGAGACCCCATGCGGCGAAGGGTAGCGCTCTTACCCTTCGCCGTTTTTTTATTTGTTTGACCAGAACCGCCGCTGCATCTCGATGCAGTCTGTTTTGAATCGGTTCGTTTTCTCCTGTACGGCTGTAAGGACCGGGGCCTCTGGGTCAGTGTAGGGCACCATCACCTCAAGCCGACCGGTTCGTCCGTACCGATGCGCACGACGGACGGCCTGATAGAAGCTCTCGAAGCTGTAATCAAACCCGGAATAGACCATGTGGTCACACTCTGGGAGGTTCACACCCCAGCCCAATACCGACGGCTTGCTGACGAGGTGATCAAGATCTCCGCTTCGGTACTGGTCGATGATGGAGATGCGCTTCTCAATCGGCATCGACCCGTTGACGACACCGACACGACCAGGGAGCGCCTTAGCGATGACAGACTCTTCCTTGTTGCGCTTCACCCAGACGACCAGCCGCTTGCCCTGAGCGTATGAGCAGATGGCATCCAGGCGAGGACCTGGTGTGAATCGGATCTCACCGAAGACCTTGGACCGGTCCGCCGCTGCATTGGCGGTCGCAAACAGCTCGCCGGATCCAGAGGTGAACCCATCATGCAGACCGTATCGCTCATACCGATAGTCGGGCTCGTTGGGCATCTCGGTGCTCTGCTCGTATCCGAGAGACCGGGGGCTGTAGATGTAGGACGCCCAGAGCGAGAGGTTCGTGTAGAACGGGTCGATAGCGTGGCCTCGAAGGACCCATCGAGTCCCATCCTTCTTGAAGTACCGCGCAGCAAACTCCTTGACCGTGCGAGCGCGGCCAAGAAACCGGGCATGGGTCGCGTATTCGTAGTGACTGTTCGGAGCCGGTGTAGCCGACACGGCCAGCCGATACGGCAACCCTGCCGCCAGATCACAGAGCCACTTCGAGGTGTCGCCATCGGCATTCTTGAGGATGCTGCTCTCATCAAGCACGATGCCAGCAACGCCAGACATGTCGATGTCTCGTCGTGATTCCCAGTTCAGGATCGCGATACCGTCCGACCACTGCTCGCCAGCTCGCAGGTCAACCAGGTCGGTTCCGTGAAACCGCTGCGCCTCTCGTTTCCACTGCTCAAAGACGGCCAGCGGGGTGAGGATGAGCACCTTGCCCTTCTCCGCGACATGATGCGCCCATGCCAGAGACATCGGGGTCTTCCCGAGTCCGCAGTCAGCGAAGATGGCGAAGTGTCGACGCTCAAGGGCGCGCTCAACCAGATCGGACTGAAACGGCATCAAGTGAGGCGCGCTGCCTGACACGCTGATGACTTCCGGCTCTCCACCGAAGACAGCACGATAGCTGACCTCATCGGTGATAACGGTGCGACCTTCGACGCGATAGCTCGGTAGCTTCTTGCACTCGATGAAGGTTCGATAGCCTTCGGATGTCTTTGGAATGTCGATGGTGATCACGAGGCACCTCCGAACAGCGCGCCAAACGTTGCCTGCTTGCCTCGCGCATCAACTTCGATGCGCAGGTTCTTCTGAGCGACTCCGAAGTATCGCGGGTTCAACTCGATGCCGGTGAACTTGCGATGCAGCTTGATGGCGCTCACACCTTCAGATCCGACGCCCATGAAGGGCGAGAGCACCCGCTCGCCCTTGTTGCTCCACATGCGGATGCAGCGCTCAATGAGTGGGAGCTGGAGCGGGCAAACGTGCCGCTCATCATTCGGGCTCTTGGCGCTCCGCGTGTTGAGCGTGTCGGTCTCCTTGATACCACGCCAGAACGGCGCAACCATACCGGCTGCTCTGGCCTCATCGATCATCTCCACCAGACCGGGCAGGCTGGTATGGTCGAAGCTGTGGTCTTCGATCCAGAGTGGTCGAGCCCATTCGATCCACTCTTCACGAGACACATCATTCTTGATCGGGGTCTTGTTGCTGCCAGGTGCCTTGAAGATGACAAGATGGTCAGCAAGGGCTGGCCGTGACACCGAAGCATCGCGCTCTTTCTGGGTAAAGGTCAGACATGCTGTCTTGGTGCGAATGGCCTGAGCCTGCGGGCACTTGTCGATGGTTGTTTCACCATAGAAGTGAAATCCAGCCTTCTCCATGATGCGAGTAACAGCGCCTCGGATGTCAAAGAGGCCGATGTATCCGTGGTGAACCTTGAAGCGAGAGACCTGCTGAAGATGGATGATGACATTTCGGCCCGGCTTGATGCACGGCAGCAAGGCATCTGCGAAGAACTCGAAGTGCAGGAGGAACTCATCATCGCTCTCGCGGCTGTTCCCCATGTCCGCATCGGCGTCGGTGTAAGCGTAGAGCGAAGAGAACGGAGGCGAGAACACGGACAGATCGATGCTGTGAGGTTCGATGGTTCGGAGCTGCTCGATGCAGTCACCGTTGATGATGTTGAATTCAGATGTGTTGTTCCAGGTCATGTCTTCTCTTGGGTGCATTGTTGAGTGGCGATCTTACTCTTCGCCGTCTTGCATGAAGGACCGCGCAAGGGCTCCTGCTTCGCAGTCGGTGAGGCCGAGCGCATCGGCCAGCGCGACGAGCATCGGGAGCGAGGGCAGCCGGTGGCCTGACTCGATCTTGTAGATGGTGCCCTGACGGACTCCGATGCGGTCTCCGAGCTCTGCTTGCAGCATGTTCGCTGCGAGCCGGTGTTCCTTGAGGGTCATTTCGTCTCCGGGGTCGGGCCGGTGAGGTTCCACCACTCCATTGCAGCGTGATGGAAGTTCGGGCCGGTAGAGAGGGCATCGGTGCGCTCGGTGCTGGTCAGGGCTGCTTCGTTGGCATCTTCGGACTTCACGACCCAGACGCCAGCGGTATCGGCCAGGTGAACCTCATCGTCTTCGTGCCGTCCGTAGACGAGCTGGAACCCGAACAGCTCCATCGTCTCGACTGCATCGTCGGTGAGGGTGTGCTCTGTTGTGTTCATGTGCTCTCCTGCGTGGGTGTGTTCTTGCTTCATCAATGTAGCTGATACACCCTATGAGGGTCAACCCTGAGAGGATTATTTATTGAAAAGGACACCCCTGCGACGGCTTGCACGCTGGCTGAATGGGCCCCGATACAGCAGGGTCGAGATGCTGGTCGCCATCCTGGTCGGCTACGTCATCGGCTGGATGACTCTGGCCTGATGGATGCCAGAAGTGAAGCCGGGAGCA